CAAGACCGCAGTTGTAACGGGTATCTGCTGTCCAATCAGAACGAAGATTCATTTTGTACGGGAGAGGAGTAAAGAAGCGCGACGAGGCTCCAACATTGAGCCCGGGTTTCGCCGCGTAGGGTATTCGCGTTAGTGTACGGGTAGTACGTTTCTTACGATACTTCATAGCGGATCTACCCGTTCGTCGTAGTTTGAATGTCTTCGCCATTAATTTGTAATTATAAAATAATTAGGAGATTTCTTATGACAAGCCAAAGAACTTAGTTAAGAGTTGACAGCCTTCGCAGTTGAAGTCGCATTTCATTTCGTATTCAATCTCGTGTTCCTGGGGGTACACCGACTCAGTCCTCTTAAGTTTGATGTCGACACCAGCTTCGGTTGGCTGTTCGACTAGAGGGACAACTTCAACTTCTTTTTCAGTTTCCATTAATTTTAAATTATTAATTAATAAGAGAATCCTTAATCTCCTGATATTTCTCTCGATTCTCTAAGTAGCGGATCTTGAACCGCCGTTTGATTGCGGCAACTAGTTCGATATCCTTGTTTTCTTCGCCACCCCAGAGTTCGTCTGGTGAGTAGTTCGAGGTGACGTAGAGCCTAGAGTGGGCAAGGGGGATGGTAGAGCCTTTCTGTTCGCCATCGCAGCCATATCTGTCTGCCCAGATCTTAAGATAGTGAGATAAGCAAGTACCCATTTTATCGAAGTCATCGATGAGTACTGCAGGCTGGTTGCCGTAGCCATCCCACCACTTGTTTTGGGCTTTGAGGAAGAGGGAGGGTTCGAGTTCCCGGACCAAGTGGCTTTTACCCACACCCGCTGGACCAAAGATCCAAATACCCTTGACGTCTTCTGTGGTCATAGGGGTAACCATAGCCTGTTTACAGGCGGCTAGAGCCTTTTGAAGATGGTGTGCTTGACGGCAATCAATACCGTCTTCTTGAAGGAGATCCGCCAGTGTAGTGGCTGGATCAAGCATCTTCTTGTTAATATAGCGTCTTTTCTCTTCGACGCTGGAGACCTTCTCTTGCCAGTCGAGAGTGCCGAACTCGACAAAGTCTCCATCCTTGCGGATATATTTCGCAACCGCCTTGATGTTGCGAGCCTTCTGGTAGTTGCCATGATGGCCATTGAGGTCCCAGAAGTGAACGTCCCTGCAAGTAAACTCTTTTGCAAGGAGGATGTAGGCGTGGATGTGAGGAGTACCATCCTCATGGTTTTCACGGCAGACGACCGCACCCACGATTGGCTTCCCAGCCAGTTTGAGTTGGAGGAGCTGTAATGCCTCCTCTTTACCCAAGTCAAGCTTGGGATAGGTCAGGAACCAAGACTTGGAGTCAACCCTGAACTTGGACGGCTTCTCAGCCGAACGACTTCTCTCGCGGACATGCTCGATATCCATTCGCGTTTATTAAATTACTCTCCCGAGGTCGCTTAAATAGCGATTTTATGGAAGTTTCCATATTCTAGAGGTTCTAGAAAATTCTAAAGAATTAATTAGCCAATAGAATTGGCAGAAACCCTGCCGGGTTTAAGCGGCAACCCTGCCGGGTTGCCGGGTTCCTCCGTAGTAATATTAGACTTTACGGAGGAAACCGGCAGACAAAAATGTAACTGCCATTTGGGTGTCTAGGACGAGTTCATTGTCACTCACCGGGCAAGGGCCAGACTCGCTTCATCCTCCCTTTGGTCGTTTCGCTCCTGATGTCCGAGGCCCTTCCCCTCTGTTTTGTTTCCAATGAATTTCTTTTCTTTTTTTATCTTCTTCGAAGAGGAAGACACCCGCCATTACGTTACGTTGTTTTTTAGTTGAAAACATTTAGTTAAGCCACGTTGCCCACACCCCGGGCATAAGGATAGTCGGGTGTCTTATCCTGGAAGATAAGGTGTTGGTTAAGGTTGTAAGCCACACGCAATTGGACGAATTGATCCACGTTAAGTAGAGGCGTGTAGCGGACCCTCACAGCGAAGAGAAAGACATTTCGCTGGCCGGGATTGGGATAGGCATAGGTGACCGTTGGAGTTGCATTAGCAGGATCCCAAGCAGTGAAACTGGTAATTGTCTGTTGGACACCATTATGGGCGTATCCATCAATTGGAATACGAGCTCTGTAGGGTTCGCCCGGGCTAGACCCCCAGCCAATAGTAGTGCTTTTTGCCTTCATCGACTGTGTAAGGGAAGAATAGTAGTCGACTCCATTGTAGACGAGCCCAGCATTTCCGATGACGTGAAGCGTGTCATCTGCCTTACGCAAGTAAGAGAGCGGGACCTGGGCACAAGCGAAGTGGACTGTAGGTTCGCTAGCACTATCGTAGTTGGTTTGAAGAGCGTTATCAGCGATAATCTTCTGGTAGTCCGCTGTGACTTCTACATTCATGACTGAATTCCGAATAACTGCCTCTTGATACATGCCAAGCATGCCTCCCATCACAGAGCAGTAGAAGTAACGCTGAGCAGCACCAAGGGTAGCATCTGCATTGACATTGATAGTAGCGTTAAGAGCGTCTACGAACCAGTAATAGCACTCGGTTCTGGGAACTTTAGCGACACCACCGCCAAGACCAAGAGCATAGCGAGAATCTGCCACCCAATCAGAACGGAGATTCATCTTAAACGGGAGAGGAGCAAAGAATCGTGTCGAGGCCCCAACATTGAGTCCCGGTTTCGCCACGTAGTTGTTTCGCGTTAGCAAGGTACGTGTAGTTCGTCTCTTACGGTACTTCATGGCTGATCTACCCGTACGTCGTAGTTTGAATGTCTTCGCCATTAATTTGTAATTATAAAATAATTAGGAGATTTCTTATGACAAGCCAAAGAACTTAGTTAAGAGTTGACAGCCTTCGCAGTTGAAGTCGCATTTCATTTCATATTCAATCTCGTGTTCCTGGGGGTACACCGACTCAGTCCTCTTAAGTTTGATGTCGACACCAGCTTCAGTTGGCTGTTCGACTAGTGGGGTAACTTCAACTTCTTTTTCAGTTTCCATTAATTTTAAATTATTAATTAGTTAGAGAATCCTTTATCTCCTGATACTTCTCTCGATTCTCTAAGTAGCGGATCTTGAACCGCCGTTTGATGGCGGCAACGAGTTCAAGGTCCCTGTCTTCTTGCTGGCCCCATAGTTCATCTGGGGAGTAGTTCGAGGTGATGTAGAGCTTGGAGTGGGCAAGGGGAATAGTAGCACCCTTGAGCTCACCGGTACAGCCATATCTGTCAGCCCAGATCTTGAGGTAGTGGGAAAGGCCAGTACCCATTTTGTCGAAGTCGTCGATGAGTACTGAAGGCTCGTTACCATAGCCGTCCCACCACTTATTTTGGGGTTTAAGGAAGAGGGAGGGTTCGAGCTCCCTGACCAGGTGGCTTTTACCCACACCAGCTGGACCAAAGATCCAGATACCCTTGACGTCTTCGGTGGTCAGAGGGGTAATCATAGCCTGTTTGCAGGCGGCTAGAGCCTTTTGAAGATGATGTGCTTGACGACAATCAATACCGTCTTCTTGAAGGAGATCCGCCAGTGTAGTGGCTGGATCAAGCATCTTCTTGTTGATGTAGCGTCTTTTCTCTTCGACGCTGGAGACCTTATCCGTCCAGTCGAGAGTGCCATACTCGACAAAGTCTCCATCCTTGCGGATATATTTCGCAACTGCCTTGATGTTGCGAGCCTTCTGGTAGTTGCCATGATGTCCGTTAAGATCCCAGAAGTGAACGTCCTTGCAGCTAAACTGCTTTTCAAGGAGGACGTATGCATGGATATGAGGGGACCCATCCTCATGATTTTCACGGCAGACGACCGCCCCCGTGATTGGCTTCCCAGCCAGTTTGAGTTGGAGGAGCTGTAATGCCTCCTCTTTACCCAAGTCAAGCTTGGGATAGGTCAGGAACCAAGACTTAGAGTCAATCCTGAACTTAGACGGCTTCTCAGCCGAACGACTTCTCTCGCGGACATGCTCGAGATCCATTCACGTTTATTAAATTACTCTCCCGAGGTCGCTTATATAGCGATTTTATGGAAGTTTCCATATTCTAGAGGTTCTAGAAAATTCTAAA